GCCCTTGAGCTGCTGTCGTTTCATCGACACTTAAAACCGGTACGCGTCTGGCGTTCGCGCTGCCCTATCGGAGCATTTCCCCTTATTAACCCTCACCACGGTATGCTATACCTGCTCGCCATTACGCGACTCGGGGCAGCATTATGGCTGCTGCATGGCCTTATGGCTGCGGTCAACCCGCTTATTGCTTCAAGATCTTTAGCCCATCCACAAGTGAAAACAACCTGAGGAAATTCTTAATATCCCACGCTTACGCTTGTTGTTATCTGCCTGGCTGCCAGGCTATACATGACTCTGATGCGGAGAATGCCAACTCCGGGGAACATCAATAAAAAGAGCAACGAAACTGAGACTCCTGTAGCCCTCTCTGAGAGGGCTTTTTTTTTGCAAAAAAAAGCCAGCTCGGACAGAACTGGCTGGGTCTAGCAGTAAGTAGGTATTACTTCGCACTCATTTCGACGTGTACCCTATTCCTTTAGTCAAGCATTCAGATGCCGGGTGCCTCCCGGTGGACTTGCATCACTCTGCAAACCCGCAACGTTACGTCCAGCAGTGACTGGTTGCCCCTCCGCTCAGGGGGATTCATCTGTATGGCAGAGATATCGAATCACTCGTGCCATTAAAATGTAGCTGACAGACAAAATAAAGTTGTGAGCATTGTTAAAATTCTTCGCTAATCATTCATTCCGCATACCCATCAGGCATTAGAAGAAAGTAGATTTTCGTTCCTTTGAGTTATTTATTTAATACACCTTTTTACTTTTGAGAAATGGATTACATTTACATTCTCTTGTAATGATGACCCCTTTGGTCTCCCTTCCGAATTGCAGGATTTCATTTCGGAAGGGACTTTTTTCCTTTCCCGCCTTGATAAATACTCATTGTTTTCTAGACTCTTACATAGACTTTGCTATGTCAGGTGAAGTCGTCGTTCAGGACTACCCGTGTGCTCAAGGATGAGCCACCCTGATTTGTTCAAGCTTTTCCCTGCTAATTAATCATCTGCGCCACAAGAATTGTCCATTTGTATAACAGAATTCTCAATATTTGCTACGGTTAAAGTCCAGAGGAGAGACTGTGTCCGAACCTCAGGGATGAGGCTCAATTTTTCCCGCAATTTGCTTTCCATGCTTTGTTATGCGCCAGGATGTCACGCTTCGTCTGCTTATCCAGTACATCCCAGTCGTGATGCGTACCGTAAATGGGTTTAACCCAGTCGCATGCAGTGTCCACCACCTCAACCCTTACGGGTCCATTTGTCCCGCAGCTCGCGATCAACATCGACGCCAGGCATATGGTTAACAGTCTGATGTACATTGCTGGCCTCTTTCGTTGCTTCTACCCGGCGTTCGGCTACCGTGACCGTTGCCGCTGCGTTATCTTCTGCGCGCTGCTGGTCGGCTTTCGCTTCCGCTTTGCTGGTGCCGCGAATATTGCCTAGGCCAAAAGCGCCGGCAATAGCGGAAATAACCAACGCGGCCAGCCCGATTATCGTTTCGATCCCCACATTCACCTCACACCAGAACGGATTTCGCCAGGTTAAACAACGCGCGGCGTTTATCCAACCCGTTTTTGCCGCCATTGATAAGAAGCGTCACGCGCTCCACGTCGCCGGAATGAAGCAGGCAACCTCGGGAAACATAAAACCATGCAGCTGAGCGCGCGGCGTATTCATCCTGTTCAAGCAGCTCCGGGTGGGTAACAAGGTCCAGTTCCAACGCGTGGCCACAACTGCGATAGTTGCTCAGCCCGGTAACCTGTTTCAGCCCGCGACCGCGATATTTCCAGCCATCACCGGCGACCTGATTGCCAAGGTGTTCTTTTCCCCACTCACCACCGTATACCAGATTGGCGATCGCTTTCTGATTTGCCGGTTGTGTTGCCGTTCTGCCAAGGGCGGCGGCCTGCTGTTGCGTGATGCGGTGGCTGCCGAACGTCGGTACCAGGTTTTCAACCGCGTAATTCAGGCTCTCTACCAGCCGGGTAAATCTGGTGCTTTCATGCCCCATCTGGGCAATAAACATGGCCTGATCAAGCGGTGCTGCTATGCCGTACTCCTTCATGGCGGCGTCGATATGCGGAAACCAGCGCGCAGCTAACCCGGCGCTGATACCAGCCGCCTTCTGAAATTGAGTTTGATTCATTAGTGCCTCAGATGATCAACCAGACGTGCAACGTTGCCTTTTACGGTCACCAGCACGGTAAGGAATATGATGTTTGCCGAAATGGTGGCCCATGATGAATGCGGGTAAATCCCACACAGGTACGCCAGCGGCACAGCGCTGTACGTGACAGTAATCAGCCAGGCTAAACGCGATATCCATGGCCGATGCCGAGAATCACCACGGCGATAGAACATCAGGGTTATCACCACCCCGGCGCAGAGCAGCGCGTTGATAGTTGCTGATGGGTCATTTAGTACCACCTGAACCTCCCCGGCGCGTTATCAGCGCCATCAGCGAGCCGATGTCCTGTTTGTTCAGGAACGTGAGGATTTGAACGGCCAGCGCAGAGACAATCACGGCGCCGATGGCATCCAGCGGTTTATCGCTATATTCCGTCCAGGATGCGAGTTTAGAACCAACCAGACCAGAGCCAAGAATACCGACGATATAGGACACGACGAAGTAGGCCAGCCGGCGCAACACACTCAGGTCAGCGGCTGTCGCGATGTAGAATACGGCGCCTGCAAATGAACCAAAAACAACACCGTAATCAGTTCCAGTTAGAAGCCCGTAAACACTGGCCCCGGTCAAAGCTACACCGGCAAACCCCGTGCCGGAAATCGGATCGGACATCGGTCCCCCTCATTGCTGTGAATCCTCTCAGTAAAATTGAGGTGAAATAAAAAAGGCCGCCCGAAGGCAGCCTTTTTAGATAAGCGTTTATTAGTATCGCTTCGCAGCGCTTACCTGTGTTCTTTCTGACCAATCAGGCCTCTCTCCAGCCATGATCGCACGCTGTTGCGTCGGCGTAACAGACTGGGTGATGTCAGGCATTGGTTTGTAATCAGGTTGTTTAGGTGGGCTTAAAACCAGATCAGAACTACAACCTGACAGCAGAAAAATCGCAAGTAAAGATGAATTAAACTTGAACACTCAATACCCTTCCAATGGGACAAAACTATAAAAAAAGTGTGGCGCCGGGTGCCTCCCGGTGACTTATCTCTGGTCGTCAAAGTCGCGCGCATACCTGCACATAGCAGTTAACCAGACGCCCCATCGCTTAGATGGGATTCACCACATTCATAACTAAAACAAGAAACATTTATCTGGTCAATGGATGATTAATAAATGAAAAAAAAGCCTGCTCGGAAAAGCAGGCATAAATAGCTAAGTTGGCAATAACTGAGGGAGTGGTGCCGGGTGCCTCCCGGTGGAAATGATCACAGCATTCATTTCCGCGCGCTGGTTGGACACTCTGGAGAAATGTCCTGCTGAATCGCCCCTCCGCTTAGGGGGATCCACCACAAAAATGCTTTCAGAAACATCCATTACTCAGGATGCTTAAAAAGCATATGTGCAGTATGAAGAATCTGCCACGTAATCAGATGAATATATTCATTTAAATGGTACAGGCAGAAGGACTTCAATCACCTTTACCTCTCCGTTGTGGCAAATGTCGTCTCCCTGCGTCAGATGCCAGACACCAGTTATCAACTGGCCCGTTTCAAGGTCATCGGTTACACCATCGGTGTAGTAGGTTACCTGAATTTTGCCGTTGTGCTGTAGCCAGTAGCAACCCTCTTCCATTTTCCCACCAGCATGGCTGGGAAATTAGAAGTTACTACGGGGTTGTATGGTTTTAGTAATTCTTAAATTGCTATAAAGCAAAAAGCCCTACGGGGTTAACCGCAGGGCTTTAAACGAAGGCAATAACCCATCGTTAGAGCAAAATTACCACAAATTCGGGAAAAGTAAATAGCTCACGATAAAATAACGCCCTATTTTGTTATCTGCTTCAACTGCGCATCGGCCCATGCCTCTTCGATGTCAAATTTGGTGATTAGCTGATCGTAAAAGGGCTTAACAGACTTCTTCCAGGTATCTAGGCTGATTGTATCTGTTATCTGGCGCACCGCAGCGTAAGCCTCAGTTGAGGGGATACGCTCATATCCACGTCCGCCGCAGCGCTTGCAATCAGCTAAAATCGGAACGCCCCGCTGTTCAGTAAGAACCTGATTAATGGCTTTTCCGCGACCATGGCAATCTCTACAGGCACAACTTACTACCTTCTTGCCCTTACACTGAGGGCACAGAACGCGCGCTATCTCCCTGACCTGCCTACACACCTCATACTCAGAAGGTCGAAAATTCTCAACACCCATGTGCAAAGACATCTTCACGAACTTCTTCTCTTTTGTCGGCGTGTGAGACTTCATGCTGAAAACCTCAGCGTCAATAACCCCTTCCCCATTGCAGCCATCGCACTGCTTCACGCTGGCGGCGCTGCGGGAATAGTCCTCAAACGCGAAGGTGGCCAGCTGGTGCATCACTAATAGCTTAACCCTGGCATCCAGTTTGCGAAGTGCAGCAACCCGATCGCACTTAGTCAACGCGTACTGGGCCAGCAATTCGATCGCCCTCTCTCGGTCATTGTTGCTGATACCCATCTTCCCGAGAAAGGCGCTGTATCCCAATGCTGCCCGTTCTTGTGTCATACCCATAGCGGCCATGATATCCGTCCCGGTTAGTGAGTCTGACGCAGTAGCACGCGGAGAGTCGCTAATCATTGTCGATTTGGCGAAGTGATATTTGAGGGTATTTTCAAGATTCATGCGGTCTCCAGCTCGGTAATGGTGAGTTCTAATTTCCCGCCCTTAACGACAGGCATTTTCACAACGCGATAATCCACAACCTGGCTGTCATCCAGCCAGAATCCCGCCTTGGTTAAAGCGTCAAATGCAGCCTTCTGCAGGTTATCCAGATCACGGCGCCGGCGGTCAGGCATGTGGCATTCAATACAGATTTTGAGTGATGCGGTCGTCCGGATATTAAGCCGGGCGCTTCGAATGATAATGGCCACGGCATAGCGATACGCGACACCATCAGCACTGATATGCGTGCGCCCGCGGTTGTGCCTGTAATACCGGTTGTTGCTCGGCGGCCAGGGCAAAGTGATTTGATATGTCTTCACGTTCACCCCCACATCCGGTTTCGCCATCGACTGTCCGGGCGGGCTGGTGTATTTGAGGTCGGCAGGAATGCACTGACAGTCCAGGTCACGTAATCCTGGTTTAGGCTGCGCTCAACGCGCACGCCGCGCGCTTTGTAACGCTTGACCAGTTCGTCGGCCTGTTCGGTGCTGCAATCGGTGTGGTGGAACCAGGTCTTCTTCATCCCCATCACCCCGCAAAGCCAAGAAGCTGTGCGGCGACGTTTTCGGCCTCGTCACGGCTGCGGAATGAACGCGACAGGACCCAGCGCCAGAGGACATCGAGCGCAGCTTTATAGAGCTGCTGGAATTCGAGCTCGTCCATGTTGGCGAATGAGATGCTACGAGGATGCTTTTTGAGTGTGCCGTCAGGTAGCTGAATTGCATCAAAGTGCCCTGCCTCGACGATCACCCATGAACGGTAAGCATCGAAGGATTTGCATAGACTAATGCCATTCGTGACGCGCCGGTAAGCAACCTGCTCAAGATACTGCTCAGCGGCATCGATCAGTGCCCCTTCATTCCCACCATAAGTAGCGAGGAACTTGGCGTAGCCGGTGATCAGCTTCCTCTCATTACTCGAGATAGCTCCTCCGGTTGGTTCCCAGTATTCAAAACCGAGATTGATAAGCGCGAAAAAGCGCCGGTGAAATGCCGGGTTTCGTACCCGCCTGAACTCGGCAACAAGAACATCGCCGAGCCGGGTTTTGGATTGCAGGATATCGCTGGTCTCGGGTGTGGCCGGGATCAGTATTCCTGAATGGTGTTTAATAAGTTGTAATTCTAGCGCCATGGTTCTCTCCGTGGCGCATCAGGTATAGGTTGTTCAGGCCTATGAAAGAATAATATCAGACGGTGGTGTAACTCGGTACCCCAGCCGTTTAGCAAATTGCATAAATCCGTTGAGAGTGAATATTTCTTCCTCTTCGAGTAACGGTCTTAAT